TGGAGCGCTGGTGGCAATGTCAGAGGTATGTTCCTGACGGTATTGTGGATGGTAGCACTTTATGGGATATAGTGAGGAAGCCAATGGAAGACAGCCTGATCAACTATCCGTACAAGGGACTGAATGATTTGACCTACGGGATTAGACCAAATGAGATGGTGATCGTAGCTGCCGGATCAGGTCTCGGTAAGTCTCAGTTCATGCGGGAGTTCGTTTATCACATCCTGAACAACAGTAAAGACAACATAGGACTATTGTTCTTGGAGGAGACGGTGCGTACCACTGCTCGATCAATGATGTCACTACACGCCAACAAACTACTACACCTACCCACCACCAAAGTATCGGACGAAGAACTGCGGGAGTCTTTCGAGGCTACGTTAGGCACTGGTCGATTGTTTCTACTTGATAGCAACGGTGAGCTAGACAAGGACAAGATAGTTCAGCGAGTTAGGTATATGGCTAAAGCTCTTGACTGTAAGTACATTTTCCTGGATCACATATCTATCATAGTTGCAGGTGCAGAGAGAGGGTCAGAGCGAGAGGCACTGGAAGAAATCATGCGGGAGTTGCGTATCTTGGTAAAAGAAACTGGGATATGTTTGTTCGGTGTTTCGCACCTGAAGAGACCTGACGGTAAAGGTCACGAGGAAGGGGCGGTAACTAGTCTAGCGCATCTTAAAGGGTCATCGGCTCAGGGTAACGTAGCGGATATTGTCATAGGTCTTGAGCGTAACGGTCAGCATAATGACGAAGAAGAAAGACACACTACCCGCGTTCGTGTCCTGAAGAATAGATTCAGTGGTCTTACGGGTCCCGCCTGTCGGTTGTTGTACAATAAACAAACTGGTAGGATGACTGAAAAACATGACGAGGACGCTCTATGAAAAGACTAGCGATTGACATTGAGACTGACGGTTTAGATGCCACCGAGATATGGTGCGCGGTCACTAAGGATATAGACTCAGGGGAGGTTAAGGTATGGAAAGCAGCAAACGGCTTACGCCAGTACATCGACTCGCAAGACCTATTGATTGGTCACAACATAATCAGCTTCGACTTACCTGTATTGAAGAAGCTATGGAATTTGAATACGGACTCGAACCCGTTAAAAGATACGTTGATAATGTCAAGGTTACTAAACCCCGTCCTAGAAAAAGGACACTCTCTCGATTCATGGGGCGTGAGGCTAGGGCTAAAAAAAGGGGACTTCAGTGACTTCGATGGTGGATTGTCTGAAGACATGGTTGACTACTGCATACAAGACGTTGAGATTACTCATGCACTATTTACGCATCTTGATTCTAGTTTACTGGACTGGGGTCAGTCAGTTGATCTTGAGCATGAGGTCGCTATGGTCGTTAAAAAGCAGGAAGAAAACGGATTCAAACTAGATGTACCGAAGTGTATGTTGATGCTTGCTAACTGGCAGCAAAGCCTTATGGATATTGAAGAAGAACTGCAGCAGGTCTTTCAACCGATTACGACTGAGCGATACAGCGACAAGACAGGTAAGCGATTGAAGGATAAAGTAGAAGTATTTAATCCAGGTTCCCGCAAGCAAATAGCGGAAAGATTAATGAGTCTGGGATGGAAACCTAGAAAACATACAGAGAAAGGATCAGTCATTGTCGATGAGAAAGTATTACAAACTGTTAAAATCCCTCAAGCTAAACCTATTCTACGATATCTACTACTTCAGAAAAGGGTGGCTCAAGTTAAGTCGTGGGTTGAAAATGTATCTGAAAGGGGACGGGTACACTGTAAGGTCAGAACCAACGGAGCGATCACGGGAAGAATGACGCACAGTAAACCTAACCTAGCTCAAGTCCCGCGTGTCGGTAGCGAGTATGGTGAGGAGTGTAGATCAGTATGGACAGTAGAGGACGGTAATGTACTACTCGGTGCTGATGCTAGTGGACTAGAACTCAGGATGCTTGCACACTATATGGACGATAGGAACTACACGAAAGAGATACTCGAAGGTGATATCCATACAGCTAACATGCAAGCTGCCGGACTGACTGACAGAGATCAAGCCAAGACATTTATCTATGCGTTTCTGTATGGTGCAGGTCCTGCTAAGATCGGTCAGATTGTAGGTGGTGGTGAGCGAGAAGGCAGACGATTGATCGATAGCTTCTTAAAGAACACGCCAGCCTTGCAGAAACTCAAGGACAAGGTTAGCCGGTTAGCTGAGAAGGAATGGTTGCCTGGACTGGATGGTCGTAGATTGATTGTTCGGTCACAACACGCTGCTCTGAATACATTACTGCAGGGTGCAGGTGCAATAGTTATGAAACAAGCGTTAATTATCTTGAACAGAAAATTAATTAATGGTAATATGGATGCTCGGTTTGTTGCCAATGTGCATGATGAATGGCAGATTGAAACTACCGAACAAGATGCAGACACGGTTGGACACTTTGCAGTACAATCCATCCGTCAAGCAGGGATCCGTCTAAACTTACGTTGCCCTTTGGACGGGGAATTCAAAGTAGGACTAAATTGGGCAGCGACACATTAACTAAAGGAATTTAAATGAAACCAGTAAAAGTAAAAGGTCAAATATTTTGGTCACGTCACAACGAGTCTTATGATGATGGACGGTATGGTGTAGACATTGGGAAACTGTCAGCTAAAGCAGTCGAGAAGTTGCAGGAAGAAGCTATGCTCGATGTCAAGCACAAAGAGACTCAGGATTTTCATGTCACCTGTAAGAGTAACTATCCTATCAAGATGGTTGACTCCGAAGGTAATGAGATTACAGGTAAGATCGGTAATGGATCTGATTGTATTGCCATCATTGATCCTTATACCTACAACTACAAAGGTAAGAAGGGCGTGTCAGCAGGGATTAGGGGTGAGGTTGTTGTCACAAACCTAATCGAGTTTACTGGAGCAGGTGCAGCGTCTGCTGATCTGGAAGCACTAGAAGCAGTATAATGGGTAGACCGTCTCTCAATAATGCAACTGCACTGATAGACGGTGATATCCTAGTGTACCGAATTGGTTTTGCTAGTGACGATGATGATGAGAAGTTTGCTATTAGTCGGATGGGTAACTATGTTACTAATCTTTTACGCTTCGATTACGTAGATGACTTCTCTGGTTACGTCACCGGCAGGACCAACTTCCGGTACAAGATAGCTAACGAGAAAGAGTACAAGGGGAATCGTAGTGGCGCTAGAAAGCCTAACCATTACGAAGCCCTGCGTCAGTACCTCATTGAACGATGGGGATTCGAGTTAAGCGAAGGGGAAGAAGCGGATGATGCAATTGGTATTGCTGCCTACACTATGAAGGCAGGAGCCTTTTGCATCATGTCGTTAGATAAAGACCTTGATATGTTGCGGGGATGGCACTACAACTTTGTCAAGGACAATCTTTATTACATTACTGAGAAGGAAGCCATCAAACATTTTTATCTTCAGATACTAACCGGTGATCGAGTGGACAACATTCCTGGACTGCAGGGCATAGGTCCCGTTAAAGCTGGGAAGATACTGAAGGACTGTAAAAACGAGAGACAATTATTCGCTGCGGTTTTAGAAGCGTATGAGGATAACCTTGAGTTACTAACTGAAAGAGCACAATTACTATGGATACGAAGAAAAGCTGGAGAGATTTGGATACCGAAGATTTCCCAGAGATAGCGTATATTGAATGGCTGGATGCTGTGTCAGAATCTGGATGGGAAACCATTGAGAAAGCTGAAGCACATCCGGTATTGAGTATAGGTTTCGTAGTAGCGGAAGACGATGACGCTATATGTATTGCTGCTGCTATATCCTACGATCAGTCTAACTCAAGAATGCAAATACCTAAAGGCATGATTACTAAAGTGAAGCGGGTTAGATTGAACAAGTTCTTAGACATAAGGAGAAAACAATCAAAACCCAAAGCGCAAAAGCCAAAGGAAGAAAACTCCAGCAATGGTTTAGAGACAGAATTTTGGACAGGTTCGACTTTTCCAGGTCCGATGTAAGATCAACCAGTATGGGAGCGGGTGGGGAAGACATACTGTTTTCTCAGGAAGCAGGAGATACATTAGGCATATCAGTAGAGTGTAAGTCAAGAAGTTCTCTCGCTGTGTATGCTTTTTATTCCCAAGCTGCCGACAACTGCCCAGAAGATAGAGAGCCTGTTGTTATTGTTAAACAGAACCACTCTAAACCACTGGCTGTTATCGATGCAGAATACTTCATACGACTGCTAAAGGAGAAGCATGAGACACTTAGTCATTCCTGATACGCAATGCAAACCTGGCTATCCTACTGAGCATTTAGAGTGGGTCGGGAAATACGCAGCAGAAAAGAAACCAGAAGTTATTGTCCATCTCGGAGATCACTGGGACATGCCGAGCCTTTCCATTTACGATGTCGGTAAGAAAGCATTCGAGGGACGGACATATAACAACGATATCATTGCAGGTAACTTAGCGATGGATAAATTAATGAAACCTATTGTCAATGAAATCAATAGGTTAAAGAGAAACAGAAAGAAAACATGGAACCCTAAGTTAATTTTCTTAATAGGTAATCATGAGCAACGAATAGAGAGAGCTATAGAGTCTGATAGAAAACTAGAAGGCTTGATAGGTTATAACGACTTTAACCTAAAAAAGTACGGCTGGGATATACAAGACTTTCTAGACGTAAAAATAATAAATAACATTGCATACAGTCACTACTTTACATCGGGCGTTATGGGTAGACCGGTTAGTAATCCTGGTTTATTATTACAGAAGAAGCACATGAGTTGTATTATGGGACACGTTCAAGACCGAGCTATATCATTTAGTAAACGGGCAGACGGTTCTAGTATTACAGGAATCTTTGCTGGTATCTGTTACCAACATGACGAGGACTACTTAACTCCGCAGACAAACGGTAGCTGGTCAGGAGTTTGGATGTTGAACGAGGTAAACAACGGTAGCTTTGATGAGATGCCAATCAGTTTAAATTATCTAAGGAAGAAATATGCAAGTAGAAAAAGTACTAGATGAAAGAGCGCAGACTTACGGGCAGTATCATATGGTCAGTAAGATCAGCCAAGAACTAAAACAAGTCATGAAGTATTCACCTAACTACGCTACCATGCCTGACTACATGAAGGAATCTCTCGACCTGATTGCAAACAAGTTAGCTAGAATACTTAATGGTGATCCGTTATATGATGACTCATGGAGAGATATCTCTGGGTACTGCACTTTAGTACTGATGGAGATAGAAGATATGGAGAATCATTGTGAACCTGACGCTTGTTGAATTAAAAGAAAAGCTAATGCAGTTTGATGAGCTTGACTTGATTGAGCTTCTGGACTTGACTTCGGAAGATATACTTGATCGTTTTGAAGATGTTGTTGAAGATAAATATGAAATGTTACGAAAGGAAATTTAGTGGATTTTTACCAAGAATATATTGCTAAGAGTAGGTACTGTAGGTTTGTGCAGGACGAAGGACGTAGAGAGAACTGGTTTGAGACAGTCGATAGATATATGGACTTCATGAAGAACCATCTGGAGACTAAGCATAATCATGTGATCCCGATGGAGACAGACTCAGAGTTGCGTGAAGCTATCAAGAACCTAGAGGTTGTACCTTCTATGCGTTCTATCATGTCAGCAGGTAAAGCGTTAGACAGGGACAACACAGCAGGATACAACTGTAGCTATCTACCTGTTGATGATCCCAAAGCATTCGATGAGGCTATGTACATCCTACTGTGTGGCACTGGTGTAGGCTTCAGTGTTGAGCATAAGTACGTTGATAAGCTACCTGAGATACCTGAGAAGTTATTTAAGTCAGACACGACTATCGTTGTTGCTGATAGTAAAGAAGGTTGGGCTAAAGCATTACGTCAGGTCATAGCACTACTGTACTCTGGTGAGATACCTAAGTGGGACTTACGAAAGGTTAGACCAGCAGGTGCTAGACTCAAGACCTTTGGTGGTAGAGCTAGTGGACCAGCACCACTGAATGAGTTGATTGAGTTTGTCATTAAGAAGTTTCAAGGTGCAGTAGGACGTAAGCTCAACACACTAGAGTGTCACGACATCATGTGTAAGGTAGCTGAGGTTGTAGTAGTGGGTGGTGTTAGACGTTCAGCTATGATCTCACTGTCTGATTTAGAGGATGACAAGATGAGACACGCTAAGGTAGGACAGTGGTGGGAAGCTAATCCTCAACGTGCATTGGCTAACAACTCTGCTGTGTACGCTACCAAGCCTGATGTTGGTCAGTTCCTTAACGAGTGGACTAGCTTATATCACAGTCATAGTGGTGAGCGTGGTATCTTTAATCGTGAGGCTGCTGTAGCTACTGCTAAGAAGAATGGACGTAGAGATACAGACTTCGAGTTTGGTACTAACCCATGCTCAGAGATTATTCTTAGACCTTATCAGTTCTGTAACTTGTCTGAGGTTGTAGTTAGAGATACAGATACCAAGCAAGACTTAGAACGTAAGGTTAGACTAGCTACTATCTTAGGTACGTATCAGTCAACGCTGACTCACTTCCCGTATCTTCGTAAGGTATGGCAGAAGAACACTGAGGCTGAGAGACTACTCGGTGTGTCACTGACTGGTATCCTGGACAACAAACTCATGGGAGAAACCAGTGAACAAACTAAAGCAATGCTTGAGGGACTCAGAGATGTTTCGGTTGCTACAAACTTACAGCTATCCACTGAGCTTGATATCCCTGTATCTGCTGCCATCACTTGTATTAAGCCTTCTGGCACTGTTAGTCAGCTTGTTGACTCTGCCAGTGGCATTCATACGAGACACAGTAAATACTATATCCGCAGGGTACGAGGCGATAAGAAAGATCCTCTATCCACGTTCATGACTGAGCAAGGTATACCGTCTGAGGACTGTGTGCTACGACCAGAGTCTACTACTGTCTTTAGCTTTCCTAAGAAGTCACCAGACAATGCACTACTGCGTGATGACTTGACAGCAATACAACACTTAGACTTATGGTTGATGTATCAGAAGCACTGGTGTGAGCATAAGCCTTCAGTCACTATCTCTGTTGAGGAGCATGAGTGGGTTGAAGTAGGCTCATGGATTTGGAAGAACTTCGATGATGTTAGTGGTGTTAGCTTCTTGCCCTACGATGGTGGGACATACAAGCAAGCACCCTACGAAGAGTGCAGTGAGGAGGAGTATAAAGAACTGTTGCACAAGATGCCTAAGAGTATTGAGTGGGACAGTCTCATCGAGGTTGATGACAATGTGGAGGGAGTACAGACACTAGCTTGTACAGCAGGAGTGTGTGAGATTTAATCCTTCTTACTATTAATGAGATCAAACAGGGCGCGTACTTTCTCTTCTAACACAGAGATGCGCGCCCCAATTTCTGCCTTCCAGGTTATTGCTAAGAACACTACGAACAGTAGCCCTGAGATGATCTCCCAGAAATTGATGATGAACTGTTCCATTACAGTGAATTTTCTATTGCATTAATTTGTGTTTGTGCTGATGCTGGAGGAGTAGTTGTACCATACAGAGTGTCCATCCATCCTTTTACCCTATTCATTACTCCCACGTCTATCAAACTTGTTTCATAATCTGGATCACTAGGATCTAATGGAGTTACTGATTGATCGACTGTGCCATCAGGTCTAACGTATCCATTAGCAATTCTCCACTCAATTCTAGCTTGTCTGTTTCTGTATTCGTCACTGTCCCATGTTTCATCAATAGCAGCGTTTTTATTTGCTTGAGTAGGGTCAGCAATATAGTCACTATATAATTGAGGCCAGTTTTGAGGAGCTGCAGACGGACCCATGTCTCCTCTATAGTAGGCACTTAACAAACCTTTTTGTAATTCTTCAGATGCATTATCAAACTCTGGCATAAAAGATTTTAGCTCTTCTATCTTAGCGTCCATTGCTTCTCTAGGAGTCATAGAAGTATACGCATCAACCTGACCTACACCCACTGTTACTTTATCACCAGGTAATTGATACCAATTAGGAGAATAACCTTCTAACTCTACTATGTGTTTATGCAATTCATTTAAAGTTTCGTTAGGAAAAGTTTGTTCAATCAGGTCATAAGCATTTTGCCCAGTGTATAGATTCTGCGCTTGACTAGGAAGATTACTTGGTGCTGTAGAACTCCAAGGAAAACTAGGAGTATTAACTATCTGTGCTTGGCTTGTAGGAACTGCTTGCGGTTGTTGTGCTACTGGTTGAGAGACAGGCGTAGTCGCTTGTACAGGTTGTGTCATTGGACCAGCAAAGGATTCAAACTCTTGTCGTGAATAAGGAACAAAGATATCCTGACCTGCTCTAATTTGATTAGGGTCTTCTATCATATTGTAAGCAGCTAACTGTTCTGGAGTGTATCCAGTTCCTTTAGATATTTGAAACAAAGTATTTCCAGGTTGTACTGTTATCTTTGGCATCGTTACTCCGTTAGTCCACAATATAGTCAGGGTTAGTGTAAGGATTAATACCTTTTTTCTTATACTCATTATTTATGAAGTCAGTATATTCTTTACTGCTTTTATCTTGAATCAATTCACCAAGAACCATTTTTCTAATATCACTGCGTATTGAACTTACTGCGTCTTTAATTGCTTTAGCTTGTAGACTATCAGGTAACAACATAAAACCTTCTGAAGAAGCCATATAGTTTAGAGCCTGATTAGTATATTCACCCATTAACTGGGACATTCTAGAGTATTGCTCGTTGTTTAATGTGATACCAAACAAGTTACTAGAGGGTGGTGCTATCTTTAATTCTGGATTGTCAAATAGTTTCTGTAATTTAGTTCTATTTACTTCTTCAAACTTAAAACCGGAAGTAATTTCTGCTGAACTTCCTAACGATACAGGCTCACCTGTAATCGGACTGACTCTATCAGGAAGATCGCTACGCAAACCTGGTAGTCTAGCTTTCATGTTGTTTAAAATCCAAGTAGGTAAATACTCGTCTTTAGTTTGTTTACGAACAGGGTCCTCAAGTCTTGCAATCATGTTAAATAAGTTAGGCGTTAAACCATTAGACGCACCTATAACCATACCATTTAATTTATTTAAACCTTCTTCTGAAGTAACTGCGTTCATAAACTCACCTAGTTGAACAGTAAAAGTTTTATCTAAGAACGAACTTTTAACTACTTCGGCAACAGACGCTATAGTCTGCATGCTTGCTGCTTCATTACCTTCTAATCTTTGCTGTTCTGCTTTTTCTTTTCCGTTAGCAAATATAGCAAACACAGTATGTAACGGTTCTATACCTGAGTAGCTTACCCAACGATCTCCGATCTTTACAGAGTTAGGAGGTATTCCTTGCTCTTGCATCCTAGCTCTGAGTGCTGGGTTAGCAGGGTAGTCACCTGTTAGTTGACCGTCTTGTATCATTGAATATGTCCAGCCAGTAAAACCTAAACCTAACAACTGTTGACCCATGAAATCATTTTTTAATTGCTGTTTTGATTTAATCTCTCCAGTTGTTTCAGCTATTTGTTTTTCTAATCTAGCTATGGTGACATCGTTTTTAGCTGTGTTTAGTTTAGATATTAGCGATTGCTTTTTAACAACTAATCTTTTAATGTCTTTAGCAGCTTGTCTCATTCTAAGAACACCTAAACCTGGAACAAAACCAGCACCAAACTTAGCTACGTTTAAAGGTGTAATAATGAACGGAGTAATAAAAGCTAATTCAGGCAGTTTCTCCGAAGAAAATTTAAAGTAATTAGAAGCAGCTTTATCAATTAAACTGTCTCCTAGTTTACTTCTGAACGTACCGTAAAGAGAAAACTCCTCGATTAACTTTGCAGCCTCTGGGTCAATCTTTGCTACAGCATCAAACAATCGTTCTTCTTGTAGATCTCTTTTACCACCCCGTGCCTTACTAGTTACAGCAGTTTCTAAAGTATCCACTAGCTCGTCTCTAGTCATTCCTAAACGTGTTAATACTTCTTCATCAGGAGCGTTCTTTAACCTGTTCATCATAACCTGATACTGCGCTCTTTCAAAGAACGTAGCAAACCCTTCGTCAATCCCTCTCTGTAAACTTTGAGGAAACGTAACGACAGTGTTTAAACCTTTATCAAAAGTAGACAACTCTTTCGATGGGTCTTGCCCTGGAAATCTTAAATAAAAATCTACTTCCTTAGAAGTCCTACCGTCAAAGACAATAGTTCTATTTTGATATCCACCAATAAATCTAGGAAATACTTCAGCAAATGCTTTGGTATAACCAACAAGAATATCCCCAGCTTCTTTCATTCGTTTAGCATCAAGTGTTGCAAGACCAGAAGCAAAACGAGTAATAGGTGCTTCGATAACTCTAGCTAAGTTACCCATAAAGTTTTTAAAGGTAGTAGACGGAGCAGACAAAAAGTTATTTCTAACTAATGTAGCAGCACTCTGTCTTAAATCAGGTCTGTCAGCTAGGTCTACTAAAGATTTAGTCATGTCAGCTACGACTTGAGCTTTGTCTACGTCAGGATTACCAAAAGTACCGCGAAGCCCGTCAGCTACTTCTTTTAGTAACATTCTACATCTAGGGTTTACTTTCATTAACAAGCTCCATTTTCAAACAGACGCATAATATCTCCGCCTTCTGCGATAATTTTATTAATTCTTTTTTGATCTCGTAATGCCCTAGACAAAGCATTTTTGTCTCCCATCAAAGCACTTCCTAAAGTTATCGTAGGTGTAAGTTTATTCCAAAGATAAGCTACAGTTGCATCATTACCGTTATCTAAAGCGTTATCTAACTGGTCAATAATACCTATGGTTTCGTCCATCCGTCCTGCAAAGTGTGTAGCAACAAGTTCTCTCTGCCCTTCAGATAACAAATCTCCTTTAGAATATTTAGCAGCTATAATCTGTGCTGCTCTCCGTCCGTTTTCTAATTGATCTGGAGATAACTCTTCTGCTATTCTTTTAGCTTCTGCTTGTGCAGCTTTTTCGTTTTCTGTTATAGGTTGACCTATTCTAGAAACTTTACCTACTTGCTCTGGACTAAGCATCTTGGACATAAGATCAGCTACACGTTTATCAGGTATTTCTGACATACGACCTAATAATTTAGCAGCGTCTTTTGAATCTAAAGCAGACAACGCTTTAATTTGATCCGCTGTTAAATTAGGACTAATGTCTTCTGGAAGAAACCTAGAAAATTTATCAAGATAACAACGCTTACTCATGACCAACACCCATCCATATCACCTCGTTTAGCTGACGCAATGAAAGCATCTAAATTACCGTTCCTATTGGCAGCAAAATCTCTAATATTAGTTGACGTAAACTTAGTACCTTTTTCTAGTTTTAAATTATCCATCAATCTTTGATAACCTTGAGCAGTAGATATAGCGTCTACTTCTTTTATTCCTGGAAATATCTGACTCATCTTAGCAACAAACTGTTTAAACCCTTCATCAATTCGTACTTTAGGTTTACCATCTAATTCACCTAAAGACTTACTATAATTATAAACGTACCTTGACTCATCGTCCATGTGTTTAAACACTGGGTTAACAATGTTGTCTAAAGTTGCAGACATAGGTACTGACGTTTCAGGTGCTAATTTTCCTTCTGTTACTGCGCTTTTATTTATTTTACTTAAAACCTCAAAAGATATTTCGTCAATAATTTTTTCAGCTTGCTGTTCGTTAATGCCAAACGTATTCTTAACATAATCTAAATACTCTTGTTTATTTACACTGTTCTTTTTAACTGCAACAGCAGCTTTATCAATATCAGAACCAAATATTAATTTTGAACCATTATGAACAACAGGTTCATCAAATAACTTAGATGATAATTTTGGAGATTCGTCTATGTTTTTGGCGTTTATAGTTACTTGTTCTACTGACGATACAGTAGGTCTAGGAAGTCTAGTTGCATTAGGTTTCCAAGTAGTAGGTATTGTAAAAACAGAATCAGAGTCTACGTCTGCTGTTTTTAATTTCTCACCTACTTCTTTAATTATTCGTCTACCTTCTGCTCTTGCCCCTGCTTCATTTAACCCTGTATTCTGCATGACAAACTCTAAATACTTGTCATCAGCTTTAGATCGGTTACCTGTTTCTTTTCCAATAATATAAAGAGCTTTATCTAAATCAGACTCGAACGTAGGGACTAAATTTTTGTATCTTGGTTTTGCGTTTTTTAAATAACTTGGAAGAGTTGGAGGAATAAAAGGAGCTTCTCCGTCTAGTCCTTTTAATGTTATATAACCTTCTTTAAAAGCCTGTTCTTGAGTTAACCTAGCTTGCGTACCATCAGGTAAAATAAGATTTATTCTTTCTTGTGGTTTATATGCTGTTACGTCTATAGAAAGAAGAGAAGACGTTTCTTGACCAAAAGTAGCTTCTGGAGTTACGCCAACACCTGAAGGACTCATAGGTCCAACTAAAGGTTTAGGAGGTCCAACTGCACTAGGAGTAGTTGCAGCAGCAGTTAAACTTTTTTGAGCTTCGTCTGTAAGAGTTTTTTCTACTTCTTGAGAAGATTTACCTGCAATTTTATTGACTAAACCTGTAACACCTGCGCCAAATAAACCTAAAGTACCTGCGCCTACAGCAGCATTTCGTAATCGGCTATCTTCATACTCATCGTAGGTAGGCTCAATAAAACCTAACGCACCTCCTAGCGCACTGTATCTAGCACCTGCGCTTAAAGCTGTTTTAACTTTACCTACACCTATAGCGTTAATAGGATCTAAAATACTACCACCAATATAAGATGCCCAAGAAGCTCCTGGATTAGTTTCAAACATTGCTCTTGATTGTCTTTCAGCATCTTGATCTGATTGAGGATCTAAACCAAACATTCTAGCCACACCCCTAATACTAGAACTTAATCCTCTTTCTGCCTGTCTAAACACAACATCACTTGTATCGTAAGCTGTGTCAGTAATAATTCTTAAACCTTCTTCAGAAACTTTTGAATAATCACCAGTTCTAGACGCTTCTCTAACAGCTTCTTGATCGCTTTTAGATAGGTTTGATATATCTACGACTGCCATTAATAAAACTCCGTTGGACTATTAGGAAGTAATCTTCTAATAGATTTTCCTAATTCTTTAGTCATTTTTACAACTCCTCTTTTAACATCGTTGTAAAGAGAACCATAGGCTTCAGGGTCCAGTTTTGCTAAAGCCTCTAAATAATCAATGTAATCTTCTTCAGTAGGTTCAGAATCACCTCTAAAGATATCTATTAACATAGGATCACGATTACCAGACCTAGTGCTTTTCTGACCAAACGCTAAATTTTCTGGGTTCGGACCAAATTCCGAAGTACCTGGCAACCTTACTGCATCCATTAGCTCAGGACTATATTCCGGTCCACCAGAAGGTGTGAGAGTTCTGTAGTCTCTTTCTGTTGACGGTATAACTGAAGGAACAAAAGACTGATCTAAGTTTGCTATGTTTCTCATATCGTCTTTAAACAAACCACCAGTATCAGCTAAGTCTGGTCTAAATTCAAAAGTACCTTGCTGTTGATTTCTACGGGTAAAAGAAGGATCTAAATCTTTTGCTCCTGGTCTAAACTCAAATTTATTAGGATCAATATAATTAAAATCGCTATCATCCCTAGTAACAAACTCTTCTCTAGCAGATTCAGAATCAGGAGATAACTCGACTAAATTATCTCTTGGTTGTATAGTAAACAAAGCTCCTGGACCTTGATCTGCTCCTGATTGTGAGATAACCGCACCCACAGTTTGAGGATCTTTAATAAGATCAGTTTCTCCTTCCCGTAACCTTTCTTCTCTTTCTGCTTCGGCTTTTGCTATTTTCCTATCAGTTTCTGCTTTCGCAGCATCAGTGTCTATACTAACTTGAGAAGTTTCTGAACTATCTCCTCGACTAATATCTGTTTCAACATAGTTATCTCTAGGCGATACATCTAAACCTGCTCGGTAGTCTCGTCCTCTTTGTATAGCAGTTTTCCTTTGTGGGTTAAAAGCTAAATCTGTATCAAAAAATACGTCCCTGCCTATTACTTCTACTGGATTAAGCGGGTTACCTTGCATATCGTAGAAGTTACCTGCTTTATCCTCTTTAACAAAGTTACCTTCAATATCAACATAATTATTTGAAGTTGCAGGACCATACTGACTTTCTTGTAAAGCAAGTTCACGAGCTTGTGTGCTTAGTACACTTGAACGATCATAAAGACGAACAGCTTCGTTAGTGTAACCTTCAGCTTGTAACTTATCAGCTACCCTTTTAAGTGCTACAGGGTCATTTAAATCACCGCCTTCTTCGACAAGAATCTGATTGATACGGTTGTACTTTTTAATAAGAGGATCTTCTATCTGCTCTCCGAACATACCACCAGCAGTTCTTAAAGTTTCTCCTACGTCCACTCCAGCCCTAGCTGCCCAAGCAAAAGGACCAAGACCCTGACCAGCACCTTGTAGCCTAGCTAAGTATTTTTGTCTTGCTGCGTCCTCTTCTTCTTTCTTTCTAGCAAAAACAATTTCTTCTGCTGAAGGACCAAATAACGATGCGACCGTTGCCATATCTATTCCTTATTAGTTTGGATTTAATACACCTGGAGCAGAAATTCCTCTACCATAATCAATACCACCACCAATACCACCACCAGGTCTAAAAATATTACCAAAGAAGTCACCTAACATTCCTGCTCCCTGTTTAGCTCCTTCTTGTACAGTAGGACTTTCCATCAATCCGCGCATAATGTTATAACGTGCTGCTTCACCTGCTTGACTTGCTTGTAGCTGTCCTAACGCTCCTTGTGCGCCTAAACCAGCAGCAAACTGACCGCCACCCATTGCAGCTTGACCTAATGTAGATCCAAGTTGTAGTGGTTGCTGTGCAGCAGTTTCTAAATCACGTTGTGTCTGGAACTGAGCTTGGAACGGAGCTAACGCACCCGCTTGAGTCTGGTAGCCTGACGTAAGAACACCAGCACCTTGACCTAATAAACCTGCACCAAAACCTAACTGCTGTTGTGAAGCCTGTTCAGCTTGTGCAGCTAACTGTAAATCTCTACGTCTACGGGACTCAGCCAGTGCCTGTAGTTCTGGTTGTCCACCAGCACCAACACTCAGCCCTCCTCGACCACGACCAAACACACTAGAAGCTAAACGCTGTTCTTCTTCAACATCATAAGGACGCAATACATCCATCTGTTGCTGCATATAACGCTGTCTAAGCTGTTCAGGGGTTTGAGCAAGATAGCTTTCACCTAAGTTTAATAGACCACCTCCTGCTCGTTCAAACTGTGGTTGCATAGCAGCAGCACGTTCAGCTTGTCCAAGACTAGTTTCCATTAAAGAACCTAGTTGTTGTTGTCTAGCTAGTACTTCAGGCGAAGCGTCATACGAAGCGGATTTAAGTTGTCCAGTAGTGGGGTCTACTTCAAACTTAGATTCTCCAAAAAGAGTTTTTACACCGACAGGTTTGAACATACCCATCTGTCCGTAACGATTTAATTGCCCAGCATATTGTCCACCAGCTCTGTTAACAGCACCAGATATTTGATTACCAGCAATAGCCCCGCCAACAGCAGAACCTATAGCTCCACCAATAGGACCGCCTAACGCTGTTCCTATAGCGGGTGCTGCTGCTCCAACTAGACTTTTAAATAACCCCATTTCTTTATCCTCTTTAAATTAAGCTGTACGTTTCCACATATAAACTACGATGTACGGTTGTAAGTTCTTACCTGTTGCTGATTCACCTGCGCTGGCTATTGTTGTTGTGGTTTCAGTAGTTATGTTTGCAGTTGCTGATCCAGACTGAACACCGCTTCCTGACAACAAAGCATCTCCACCAGTACCAGAAGCACCTAATCCTCTAGCAACACTGTGTGTATGTCCAGAGTCTGTAGACGTTGAGTTTGAACTAGCTGCGTGAGTATGCGTAGGTATAATTGCATCTTTAGTACCACCTGTTTCTTCTACAGTGTTAAAGTCTGAGTCAGCAGCGTTTAAACCTACTGGTACTTTACCTGCTCCAAATGCTGCCCAAGTACCAAAACCTAACAAGGTAGCAGGATTAGTTGATACCGCAGCGTTCA